GTTCGACGACATCCGCCGGTAGGTCCCCGACCTGAATTCTTTCATATTCCTCTTGCGAGGAAANTTGACTGATAATTCAGGACGTTCGGGATCGACTGGTTGGGACAGAGGTGGAGGTCGGTACACAAGTGGGGCGTACAAAGAGTAATTCATATTCAAAGGTCCAATTGATGGAACGAATTCAAGGACAGGGGTATGCTTGATGGCAATTTCCCGTTTTCGGGACTCGGTCACAAGACCAAGGAGCAATTTGGGCTCACTACCTAATAGCATATCTTCCCTGCACTTGCTTTCAAGGTAAGAAGCAAAGCGACGTTGAAAGGATGTGACGTGATTCGTCACCCCATCAGGTATCAAGAATCCAAGGCCACCCCGTTGAAAGGGTATACCGAGGTTGAACGTTGTTGTATCGTTCATGTGTGATACTGATGCAATCATTGCCTTGTGATAGTGAAGGAAGCGCCGATGAGCCCTCACGGGGTCCACCGCACCACCGACTACCTCATTGTACAGAGCCCACACGGGAGCCAGGCGAGCGGTCTCACGACCAGTCACCTTGGACTGCCCCGTTAACAGTCCGGTATTGAAATAATGGATCTTATGAAAGGTCCCCGGAGCTGTATAATGGTAAACTTGAGAGTTTACTGTGAGTATGGACGGATGTACATAGTTCTTACCCAACGATAGCGAGAATCCGACATCATGGATATTCTGAAGCCAAATCTTGTACATATCTTGGTTACACCGGAAGAGGATATCATCACCATTCACAAGGACGGGAAGATCCCGAGGATGCAAAGTGCGATGAGTATATTCCTCAAGTGCGGCCCAGTATGCAACTAGATTGACTGCACACAAAATTGGGAAGGACAAAGTCGAACCCATAAGTTGGCCCGTTGTTTGATGGAGAGGCTCAAGCTCGCCGGCTAGATTCATCTTAGCCGGGTAATGGATAGTTTGCTCATACAATACTGAGCGAAGTATATCCTTATATGCCGGAAGGGCATCGAACTTTTGGAGGGACTCCTCAAAGGCCATCTTAGTGTATGCAATATCCAGATTGTCGGTGGCGGCTGAATAGTCACCACTGACCCAGTCTGGGAAATCGAGTCCAAGGCGCCGCTCACGAGTGAGTAGGTCATGGAAATCGGTTTCACCAAGGGGGCGCCCAGTCAAGCTAAATTGGGGAAACTTTTGAAGATAACCCCAAAGCTCCTTCTGATAGGAGCGACTGACCCAATAGCGGAGGGAATTTCCCTTCGTTATGAGCCGAACCTTGAGAGGTTCGAGCAC